GTTATGGAGATAAATAAAAGGAGGAGTAATGAATAATGAATAATGAAAGCTTAAAGAAATTTAAAGAAATAGTACAGATATGGGTTGAAATGATGCATTTTTGCTGGGAATTAAACGATTTAGTGGAAGACTCTGACGAGGTCGGGGAATTATATGAATATGCAAACTGGCTTAAAGATCCTCAAAAAAAAAGAAAAATCCATAATGGGACTTCATGTGGCTATTGAACAGGCAGATAAAATTGCGTATGAATTAAGGAGAGAAGCTGAAACCAAGCTTAAAAAGGAAATCTTAAATATTAGTGATAATAATGTTAGCAAATTATTCTTCGGAAAGGATATAGTGAATATTAATTCAGATAATATAGATGAAATTTTTGATCTATTAAGTGAAGACTTTGCAGATATTTATAATCATAATTCAGAAGAGCAATATAAGAGATTTATAGAGTATTTCCTAAATGCAGACAATGAATACAATAATTCAAACGAGAATATGTAATGAACTACATAAAATAATAAAGCTTAAGCATCCTTCGGGGTGCTTTTTCTATACACAAAACGACGAATAAGAGGTGGTGATGGTTGCCAAGAGCGAGAGATCCAAACAGAGATAAAGCATTTGAAATATATAAAGAAAATAACGGAAACATTGATTTAGTTGAGATTGCAAGTCAACTAAATATTCCACCTGGATCCGTAAGAGGGTGGAAGTCTAAGGATAAATGGGAACAGAAGTTGAACGGAACGCTCCAATCAAATACGGAACGCTCCAAACGTTCTAGAGGTGGTCAACCTGGTAATAAAAATGCTACTGGACCGCCGGAGAATAAGAACGCGGAGAAACATGGTTTTTTTGCTAAGTGGCTTCCAGAAGAGACTAGAGAAATCATGGGGGCTATACAATCGGCGGATCCACTGGACTTGTTATGGGATAATATACAGCTGCAGTACACTGCAATAATTCGTGCACAGAAGCTTATGTATGTTCGGGATCAGGAGGATAAGACTACTACAAAGATTGGTGAAGGTTACAGTAAAACCGGATCATCGGAGAAGTGGGAAGTGCAACAGGCCTGGGATAAACATGCTACATTCCTCAATGCCCAATCCAGAGCAATGAAAACCTTAGAAGGCATGATTAAACAATATGATGAATTACTCAATAAGAATTGGGAACTGGCTACAGAGGAACAGAAAGCACGTATCGCATTGATTAAGGCTAAGGTTAATCCTGATGATAATACTCCGACAGAGGATGATGGCTTTATTGAAGCCCTGCAGGGAAAGGTTGATGATATATGGTCGGAAGAATAAAGGAGGCTATATTCAAATTCAAACCTTTTTCAAACAAGCAGCTTAAGGTACTTACCTGGTGGCTACCAAATTCACCGGTAAAGAATAAAGACGGAATCATAGCTGATGGTGCTATCCGCTCTGGAAAGACCTTATCAATGTCGTTGTCTTTTATCATGTGGGCAATGTTCTCATTTACTGGTCAGAATTTTGGTATGTGTGGTAAGACAATAGGCTCCTTCCGACGTAACGTTCTATTCTGGCTTAAGCTTATGCTCAGGTCAAGAGGCTATGGTGTCTCTGATCACAGGGCAGATAATTTGGTTGTAGTAACAAAAGGTGATGTAACTAATTACTTTTATATATTCGGTGGTAAAGATGAACGGTCACAGGATCTCATTCAAGGTATAACCTTGGCTGGGGTCTTTTTTGATGAAGTTGCCTTGATGCCTGAGTCATTTGTTAACCAGGCAACTGGCCGCTGTTCCGTTGACGGCTCAAAGTTTTGGTTTAACTGTAATCCGGATGGTCCTTATCATTGGTTTAAAGTAAATTGGATTGATAAAATCATTGAAAAAAACATCCTGTATCTGCACTTCACCATGGATGATAACTTGAGCCTATCCGAGAAAATAAAAGCTAGATACAGAGCAATGTATTCAGGTGTATTCTATCAACGATACATATTAGGTTTATGGGTAGTTGCAGAAGGTGTTATTTATGACATGTTTGATAAGGTAAAACATACTGTTAAGTCACTAGAAAACCTTATCAGAGATACTTATTATGTCAGTATTGACTACGGTACTCAAAACGCGACTGTATTCTTGCTATGGTGTAAAAACAATAAGGGTCAGTGGGTGTGCATCAAAGAGTATTATTATTCCGGTCGGGATGAAGATAGTCAAAAGACTGACACTGAATATGCAGATGATTTGAAGGATTTCCTGGATGGTATAAAGCCGGCAAAGATAATCATAGACCCGTCAGCCGCTTCTTTCATTGCAGAGTTGAAGAAAAGGGGCTACAGCATTAAGAAAGCACGAAATGATGTATTGGACGGTATCCGGTTTGTAGCCTCTATGCTCAATCAGGAAAGGATAGCTTTTGCGACATCTTGTGTAAATACTATTCTTGAGTTTAACTCTTATATTTGGGACTCAAAAGCTTCGGAAAAAGGGGAAGACAAACCTATAAAGCAACATGATCATGCAATGGATGCTGTAAGGTATTTCTGTTATACGATTTTGGCCAGAGGTCAGGGGATTACTGTTTTAAAATAAAGGGAGGTAATATGGGTAAAAACATTACAATTTTAATCGAAATATCAGCTTTAGTCAGTGTGGTAAATCTACTAACCACGTTATACTCCTGCATACCCAAAATACTCATAAATCAATATTGGGTAGATTTAATCGTGTGTATAGTATTTATGCTATTAGATCTATTGCTTGGAGGTTATATTATCGGCGCACTGATTGAAAATATTAAGAGAAAATTGAAATAAAGGCAGGTGAGAAACGTGGATTTAGAAACGATGAAAAAGGTCATTAAGAGATATGCTGATGGACATGCACAATTTATTGTAAATGCAGCCACAGCTGAAAGGTATTACAGGAACAAAAACGATATCTTGAAAGATAAGCCCAAGACAGAAGCTGAAGAGACAGACAACCCGCTCCGCAATGCAGATAACCGGATACCGCGTAACTTTCATGGCTTGCTAGTGAACCAGAAGGTAGCTTACATGTTTACTGCACCTCCTTTATTCGATATCGGTAAACAGGAAGCTAATAAACGGGTTACAGAGGTATTAGGTGACAGATACGCTAAAACATGTATGGAGCTTTGTGTGAATGCTGCAAACAGCTCGGTAGGATGGTTGCATTATTGGGAAAATAGCGCAGGACAGTTTAAGTATGGAGTGGTAGATTCCAAGCAAATCATACCGATATGGACATCTGATCTGGACAAACAGCTTGAAGGAATTCTTAGAGTCTATGAACAAACAGATTTTACAGATGGTGAAATTTACACTGTTTACGAATACTGGAATGATACTGATTGTCAGGCTTTCAGGAAAAAATCAGCTAATACAGTAGACGAAGGGTTACAGTCTTATGCAATGTTCAGTACTTTCGTGGATGGAGAATCTTCAATGAGTAATACCTTTACACATGATTACGGCCGAGTTCCATTTATACCTTTTTTCAATAACAACACTTCGAGTGGGGATTTAGAAAATATTAAAGCCTTAATAGATGTTTATGATAAAATATTTTCTGGTTTTGTAAATGATTTGGAGGATATTCAAGAGATTATCTTCGTGCTATCTGGTTATGGCGGTACAGAACTAGCAGATTTCCTACGGGACCTTAAAAAGTATAAGACGATAAACCTAGACGAACAAGACGGTAATCCAGGACTTAGTACTCTGACTATAGACATACCCATAGAAGCCAGGGAGAAGCTTCTGGACATCACCAGAAAAGCTATTTTTGAACAGGGGCAGGGAGTTGACCCACAGCCGGAAGCTTTCGGCAATGCTTCAGGTGTAGCATTAAAATATCTTTATTCCCTTCTGGAGTTGAAAGCCGGACTTTTGGAGGTTGAATTTAAACTTGCATTTGGTGAGTTCATCAGGGCAATTTGTAAGTATCTGAACGTGGAGTGTAAGTCAATCATACAGACATGGACCAGAACAGCTATTACA